ACATCACCTGTTTCTATTGGACATTTTTCAAAATCCCATTTACTTACTTTCATAATACCTGTAGTACCTTTTGCTAAACAGTATAAATTAAGTTTTGGAGAAAATTTAGTATCAATATCCATAACATACACATATCTTGGATTTATATTAGGAATTGTCGTTTGAATATATCCTAATAATTCTTGTTCAAATTTAATTTGTTCCTTTAAAGATATTCTTTTATTAGGCGTTATACTTTCGATTTCTTTTAATGCAGCTATACGCTTTATTTTTGTATTGTCTTTATATTTTTTATCATATTTATTACTTCCTTCGGTAAATTCTTTATATATACTCAATAGTTTTCCATTTTCTCCAAATTGCTTAAAATAGTTTAATTGTATCAATATCCCTATTTGTCTGGTATTTGCCGATGTTTTTTCTACAATGTCTACAAGCAAATCAATAAAACTATTATATTTATTTTTGCTTAATTCATATAATTCGTTTGCTACTTCTTTATTAAGGTATTTAATGCTTGCACAACCTCTATATATAGTGTTTTCTGTTTTGTCAAAGAAATAATCGGATTTTGATTTACCAAATTCTATAGGTTTTAATTTTATGCCTTTACTTTTTGCATATTCAATTATCTTTGTAGTTTTCTCTTGATTGCCCTCGTTGATATTTAATAATACCGTCAAATATTCTATAGCATAATATTTTCTTAAATAACCACAAGCAAAACCTATCATACTATATGGTAAACTATGATTTAGCGAAAAAAGATAATCGCTTGCATCTTCTATAACTCTTAAAAATGATTCTATAATCTTTTCTGCTTCTTCTTTTGTGGTATTATATTTTTCTTGCATTGTTTTTATAAAACCATCTTTTATTTGTGGTATGTATTGTTCTGTTCCCAACTTCTTGGCAAACCCTCGTCTTATTACGTCTGCCTCGCCCATTGTAAAGCCACAAAATTCATTAAGAAATTCAATAATCTGCTCTTGGTATACTAAATATCCTAATGTCGATGATAACATATTGTTTAATGCAGGATGTCCATTATCATTAATTATGCCTTGACACATTTTATCTCTATAAGATTCTCCTGCTGGTCTTATTGCACCATTAGCCATAGAAAACAAAGATAAATAATCTATGTGTCCTATCTGTTTTTGTACTCTGTTTAATACTTCTTTGCTAAAAAGTTGTCTTATTATGTGTCCCGCAAAATTTGATTCCATTTGAAATATTGATGTATTATCTTGTGCAATATCTTCCCATACAGAAACATCGTTAAAATCCAAATTATCAGGTGTAATTCTGTCTATCCCTGCTAATTTACAAGTTTCATTTATAATTTGAATATTGTCTAAACCAAGTATATCAAGTTTAACGAAATTAACACTATCAATTCCCTTCATATCTACTTGAGATATTGGATATTCATTTGTAGAAGAGGTAAACAATCCTATTTCTTCTTCTAAATTATAGTCACTCACAACAGAACCACAAGGATGTATGGATACAGAAGTAATTACGCCATTTAGTAAGTCAACATATTTAAATAATTCAGGATATTTATTTCTATATTTTTCTTCTTTTTGCTCAACGTTTTCGCATATTTTATTTACTGTTTCAAGTGGTATTTCTAAAGCTCTTGCAACGTCTCTGATTGCACCTTTCAATGCAACAGTATTAAAAGCAACTATATCACAACATTTTAACCCTAAATTATTGAATACAAATTTTTTGACTTCATCCCTTTTGTTTGGAGGATAGTCTACGTCTATATCACTAAGACTTACCCTTTCAGTATTCATAAATCTATCAAAATTAAGACTATATTTAATTGGGTCTACTTCGGTAATGTCTAATAAATATGCACACAGACAACCAGACACAGAACCTCTCGAAGGTCCTGGAAATATATCGTTACTTTTACACCATGATGTAATCTTTTCTTGTAACAGCAAATAGTCTATTGCCTTGTTTTTTCTTATTGCTTGTAACTCGTATTCAATTCTGTTTCTATATGTTTCGTTATTTAACTCCTTCAAAGCATTATTGATTTTTTCTAAAAATACTTGTTCTGCATTGTCAGTCTTAGGATATTTGTATGTATAGTCTAATTCAAAATTTTCTATCATATCTGCAAGTATGTTTGTATTTTCTATAGCTTCTAAAAATACTACTTTTGGTAGTGCATTTTGTTCAATATATGCTTCAACAAGTTCGTCATAAGTTTTAAATGTCAAATCCCAATCTTCTTCATTTTCAAATTTAATATGTTTTGATTTTTGCAATATTCTTCTAACATCGTGTAATTCTTTATTTAGACTATGTGTATCTGTACCAGCAATAAGCGGAATATTATATTGTTTAGATAACTCATATAGATATTTATTATACTTATATTGTTTTTTTTCTTTGTCGTTATGATGTTGTATTTCAAGAAAACATCTGTGCTTATTTTTGATTAAAAAATCTAAAAATTTTTGTTTAGCACTGTCTGTTCCGTTGTTTAATATTCCTCCTAAGCACGCTGTCGTAACAATAATGTTATCACTTGTGCTAATTAGTTCATCTAATGTAATTCTTGCATCATAATAGAAATGTCCATCTTTGGTATAAGCAAGTGAAGATAATCTATTTAATTCTTTAACTCCATCTTTGTTTTTGGCAATAAGAATACAATGCCAATTGTCTCTAACTTTGTTTTCTAAAGATTCAGTAATATAAAATTCTTGCCCATGTATATATTTTATACCAGCCTTATCACAAAGTTGTTTCTTTTTAATCCATTGAAATACATTTCCATGCTCTGAAAAGCCAATAGAAGTCATGCCGACTTCTACGGCTTTATTTATGTATGCCTCATATTTAGTTGCACTATCTAAAATAGATAAATCGCTATGTAAATGAAATATAGTGTAATTACTCATAATCAACCTCGCATAAATTCTGGTAAATTTTCTTCTCTTGGATCTGGTAAATCATTTTTATATTTATTTTTATCCCATTTAAACACCTTGTCTAATTCTTCTTTTGTAGACCACAACCTATATGAAGGATTATCAAAATATACCCCCAATTCTTTATCTTGCGTTCCAGTAATTCTATTTTTAAACAAGTCTATAATACAATCATACTCTACTGGCTGAACTACATATTCACCTTTTTTGTTTTTTACTCCTTCTTTTTCTTTTGGAGTAACTCTATGTATGGACATAACATAATGAGCTAAATTGGTTATATCTCCACTACCACCTACATCTAGTTTAGTTAATCTTCGTATTGTTTCAACCTTTCGTGGATGTGCTACTAAATGCACAAGGACATTAAATTTATGTGCAAAATTTACAAGTTTTACTACAAATTCTTTTTGTTTCTGCCATATATTTTCGTTATTACATTCAAGGTCAATCATCATTAGATTATCTAATACAAAAACTTTAACTCCTTTTTTACGTGCTAATTCTTCCATTTTATTTAATATTGAAGTTGCTGTAAAATCTTTATCATTATCGTAAACGTAAATCCTTCCTCTGTACCAATCTCTCATTTGTTTTCTAATCTCTGGTTTTATTTTTCTAATGTGTTTATTTTCAACTTCAATATGTCTTCTCCCTGCCAATTGTAATTCAATCCATTTTTTTAATTGAGGTTTGGTCATTTCTCCACTAAACACAAATACATCATATCCTTGATTTAATGGTTCGCATATACACATTTGATTAATTAATACACTCTTCCCAGATCCGTTTATACCTGTGATTATATTTATACACCCAAAGAAAAACTTGTATATCCATTTGTCCATTTCTTCAAAACCAGAAAATACACCTTCGGCTGTTTCTAAGTCAAATTCTTGTATGTCATATAAATCTACTACATCAGTAATAGGCATTTCTTTTGCGTTATTGATACATTCTATTACCTTATCTTTTCCAAAATAATATAAAACTTCATTAATGTCTTTTATATGTATTATTTTGCCGTCTTTTTCTATTTCTGTTGGAGCTTCAACTTCATAGCAACGCCATTGTCCTAAGCGTGGTATTATATTTTTCTTCATTTTC